CGATGCCGCATTGTCAACCCCGTGAAACAGATGAATGTTCGAGCACAGGCAATTGCTGGCGCTCCACGTCACAAGAGGGGCGACACTCGTAGCCGTGGAAAGCTGGGCGATTCTCGATCTCATCCCCACCATGTTCCCGGAGTTGATGCCGACCAAGTGGACCCCGTCCTTGTCCCACTCCAACGTATCCGACTGGTAGTCCGTCGTCCCGGAAGCCGAATTGTCGCTGGCAAGCATGTAAACCACGTCGTTCTGGTCCGCAGTCGCCATGGAAAGAGCCTTGGAAAGCGTATCGAGGGGACGGTCGATGCGAATCCCGGAATTGCCGTCGCCTCCAAGCCGAGGGTTTACGAAGAAAGAAGCACCCTGGGTCAGCAGGCTCCCGCCGCCGAGCACGGGCACTCCCATGCTGGAAATTCCCCCTGGAAAATTGGTGATACCCATGACTGTCGTATCCTTTCGAACTCCCCGACAAGCGATGCCCGTCGAGGAGTTTTACGCATTAAGCACCGGGCGACCCGTAAACGCAGCGAGGATCGGTCCATCCGCAACTGAACCGGCAAGTGGCCTTGTACATCGCGTTCTCCGTGGCGAAGTCGTTGTCCACGTCGAATTCGTCCGAACGCCGAACGAACGTCTTGAACCCGTCCGGACAGTCCGTCACCAGAAAGAAAGCATCGGCGTCCGTGAGGTAGTGGTTCACGACATACCCTTGAGGGATTTTTCCAATCGTCTTCAGTGCGTTGATGGCGTTGTTCGCGGTGTCGTACTGTAGAACCGACTTGAGGATTCGAGCCGCTTCGAACTCCAACTCGGGCGGGATGAGCAGCATCTTCGGCTTCACGGGAATCAGCAATCCCCTGTCGGTGGTGAAATCCGACAGGTCGATGCAGCACTGCTCCAGGCTGGCCTCGCTCAGGTCCGCGGCGGTCTCCAGTTCGTTCGCCCACGTTCCACCCGATTTGTTGGGATGCACGCGACTGCACAGCTCGACACCGTCGGCCCCCGTGTAGTCCGAATTGAAGGCGCGGTTCAGAATATTGGCGTGGACGATCTCCTTGGTTTGACGCATGGAAAACGCCAACGACTTGGCCCGCCGCAAGCCGATCTCGGGATAAAGGTTGTCTTCGTACATTTCCCGCGTGATGACGAAACCGATCCCGTAGGTAACGTGCGAATACCTCTTCAGGTACCCCTGGCTTTGCTCGTCGTAGGAAATCGAGTTGCCCTCGGTCTTGACTTGCGCAAGGCCGAAGCCGGTGATCCCGATCTCCTCCTCGAAGGCGCGGGTGGACTTGTTGTTTTCGAAGATTTTCGGATACTCAAGCTCGTATTCCCCGTAACTCGTCTGGTAAATCTTGTTGAGTCCGGGCCACAGAGACTTGGCGAAAGACGAAGAATTTATGATACCCATTGTTCAAACCCCTTTCATCAGGTTCCCACGCCGGTGGTCCCGGTATAACCCTTCAGCTGATGATTGTTGATAATCACTTCCCATTTCGCGTTGTCGCCCAACTCGTTGTCTTCGCGATCCACCAAGCCCATGATCTTCAACTGGAGCGTGGCGGTGGACGCGGCCGACGAGGAATCCAGCTCCATCCCGGAAACTCCGGTGCTCGTGCTGCCCGATCCGACAACCAAGTTGGCGTTGAAGCCTACGTCCGTGGCGGGGCAACTGTTCCCGGCGGAGTCCTCCTGCACTTCGAAGACGACGTTCGGGTCGTCCACCACGGCCAGATACATGGCAGTGCTCGCCGCCCTGTACTTGTTTTCCAAATCGGTCGGACAATACATTTGATAGGGCGTCGAACCGAAACCGATCACCACGCCTCTGATTGCGTCTCCGGCAGTGGCTTGAGTAACCGCCGCATATTTCCCGGTGGAGTCCGCACCGGTCGATGCCTGCTTGACCGCATCCCCCTTGAAAATGGCGGTGCTGTCAGTGGAAGGTACGTAATAGACCCGGAACTGTCCGTTCCACGGGCTTCCGTTCAAGTAGCGAACGGGCTTCAAACCGAAAGGGGTGTCACTGTTAGCCATCTCTCATCCTCCATCCGTGATCACTCGATATTGACCGTGCCGTATTGGCCCGCCGAAGCGTCGGGACGCTTCATCGCGGCTTCCATTTTGTCGTTCTTTTCAGCCTTCAAAGCCTGGTCCTCCGCATACCATTCCTGCGGAACCTCCATCAGGTACGCGGTGACTCCACCTCCGACATCCTTGCTGATCTTCTTCCCCATCTGACTTCCCTCGCCCGCCCTCGGCGGACCTCCGGTCTCGTCTCCCTGCACGAATTCGTACCCGGCGTCGAGGAACATCTTGACCCTTCCGTGAACGTCGTTCACCAGCCGGCGGACATACCCCGGCCTGGAAGAGTATTTTATGCGATCCCCGGAACCGACCGGCACGCGCTTGACTCTTTTCTTCTCGCCCATTACTGACCCCTTATCCTCGATAAATCCCGCAAATACTCCTCGCGGGTCATGATGCCCAGGCCGACGAATCGGTCCATCACCTTCGCTTCTTCACCCGTCAAATCCCTCGTGTCCAACCGCTTGGCCGCACCACCGGGAGTCGAGCCCTCAACGGAGGGAGAACGCTTCCCCTTGAATTTGTCGGGGAACTGCTCCTTGACCCGTTGTTCGACGCGCTTCAACATCGTCTCGTACTTCATCCCGTTGAATTCCGGAAGCTTGCTCTGCGCTTCCGCGTACTTTGTCATCTCGTCGTCGGTGGTGTACCAGGAGTTGTTTTCCTTCCATTTCTGGTAGAAGTTGTTCCTCTCTTCGTACTCGGGATCGGGCTCGGGATAGGAGTCGGCTTCGTCCTCGACGCTCTTCTCCTCCATGCTGGCTTTCGACTTGCCGATCTTCTCTTCGATCTCCGTCACCAGCTCGTAGTCCCCGTCCTCGATGGCGGCCTTGCGCTCGCCCTCCAACCGTTCCACTTCCTGCTTGAGCTCCTTCACCTCGATCTCGTGGAGCTTCCTGAAGTGGTCCTTGAACTCGTCCACGACTTTCTTCGTGTTTTCCTTCGTGGCCCTCAACTCGTCCTTTACCGAGTCGAGAGTCTTCTTCATCCCGTCCTGGATGTCCCGGCTGCGAAGAAGGTACTTTTTCGCGTCCACCCACTCCGAGGGGTCGCGGTTCCATTCTTCCTTGGGCGTCCACCCGATAGCCCTGGCAATGTCCTCGACGGTATCTTCCTTGCCCCCATTGTCGTCGGCGGTATCGGCCCCCGGAACGCTTGCTTGCCCGAATTCCTCCACAAGCCTGTTGAAATCTTCCATGCTCATGACACTCTCCTGGCCTTGATCCCGACGATGTCCTCGTCGTTCAGTATCCGATACTCGCCCCCGTCTTCGTCCCGCACGGAATATCCACCGTATTTCGCATAGATGACGGTGTCCCCGACCTCGGCCCAAGGCTCTCCGTCATCGAATGCCTTCCATGCGTTCCTGCCGACGGCAACCAACTCCCCGGTCGTCATCTCCGCCTTCTTGCGGTCGATCCCCTGGGGCGGCAAATAGATCCCGCTCTCCGTTCGCTCTTGAACGTCGTCGGGCTTCACCACCACTCTGTGTCCAGCCGGTTCAGGCCAACTCATCTTCCTTCTCCTCCCATCTCAGGCTCAATAGCTGCTCCAACCCCTCTATTCTCCCCACTGTACGACTCGTCTCCAACTGCGTCTGTTCCGCCGTCTCCCGGAGCGTATGCCCCTCCCCCAGGAATTCCTTCAACAGCCTCGCTTTCTCCCTCACCAACCGGAAAACCTCCATCGTAACCGGATGCGTTTTCCAACGGGCGAACTCCATCGCCGATATTTCCTCCGTCATTCAACACCCCCATTCTGTCCAACATCGCCTGCTGTTTGTCTATAATGGCGGACAACTCTCCGATCCTGATCATCAATTCCTTTATGCTCTCCGCAGGCTTCCTCAATTCTTCGATGTTCGTCAGCGCGTCGGTCCTCAACTTCATGGCCTGGGCACCGGCCTTCTCCTCGTCGCTCTCCTGCTTCCGTGCCTTGATCTCAAGCTCCTTCTCCTTGAGGACCAGCTCGGGGTCCGGCTCGGGAGGCGATTGCGGGAACAAGCGCTCCCAATCCGGTATCTCAAGAGCCTCCAAATACCGCCTCAATATTTCCCGGTCGTCCAATCCGCGCCCGGTCAACTCCATCAAGGCGTTCGCCCTGATTATTCTCTGCGTATCCGTAATCTCGGCACCGGCGGAAACCGGGCACAGATCGTAGTCGGAAGACTCGTAATCCGAAGCCGGGTGGAAAACCTCCCGCTCATCGAGAACGGTGTTGTACTCCTCCACCGAAAGATACAACCGGTTCAGCCTTCGTATTTTCTCCAACTCGGACTTCAACCCACGATACACCCGCTTGTAAATGGCGGAGAAGACCTTGAGACCCTGCTCGATCCTCGCAAGCGTAGTCGTGGCGGGCTCGTGGCTCATAGGATCGGCACCGGTCAATATCTCGGCGGTGCTGCTCAATTCCTTGCCGCTGTCGATCATCAGGGAAAGCATCTGGAAAAGCGTCCCGGACGGCTCGTGAACGGGAATGGGGACAATCGATTTCCTCAAATCGTCCCCCGTGCTCTGGACGTACTTCCATTCGCCGGGCTTGAAGCGCACGGTCTCCCCGCGGGACAACATCTGCATCCCCCTGGCGAGAAACCCCCCCTGCCTGTTCGCCAGCGTCCCGGAATCGATCAGCTGGTTGATCAACGTGTTTATCGTTTCGTTGATCGGCGCCAGCAGCTCCCCGAAGCCAAGCCCGTAATAATTCCCGTCGAAGGCGGGCATGAAAATGAATTTCGTAAAATATTCAACCGGCTCGATCCTCGCTATCCCGCCATTCGAATCGAAAACGATGCCGTCAACATCGTACCTCGGAACGATCCTCACCACCCGCTCCGTGTCCCGATGAACGGTCACGACATACGGCTCCGCGTACCCGTCGTCGTCCATGTCCAACCACCGGTGCTGCTCCAGGAAAACATGCGGGGCGTCCTCGTCCCTCATGTCGTCCCCGCGATCCATCTCTATGGAAGGGCTCGAATACTCGACATCCAAAAACAATCCAGCGTTGATCCGCTCCACTATCTCGTTCGGATACAGCCGCACGATCTGAGTTTGCCTCACCGGTGCGCCGGTGCATTTCGTCCAATAATTGACGACCAAATCATCCGCAGCGACCATCTCGCTCACGGGACAATTCAAAAGAACATTAAAGTACGTCTTCTTGAAAACACAACCGGTAACCGGCAAACTGACCAGCAACTGGTCCATGTCGGATTCCCAATTGGGCATCCGGTTCAGTATCTGATAATTCATGTGCTTACGGATACGCTCACCCCTGGCCGTCTTGGACCCGTCATCGTCCAACCCCGTTACAAGGCACTTGACAACATCGGCACCCCGCACGATCGACGGATACGCACGGGCGGCAAACTGCATGGCCGCGATGGAAATGTTCGGGTATTTCACGGACGATATGAGGTCGCCCGCATACCTGCGCTCCTCCCTCAACAGCCGCGCAAGCTTCAACCCTTCGGCCTGCGACGCCTCCCACTCGGAACGGCTCTCCTTGTCGATGCGGAACTCTTCCACGACCCTGGCACCGATCCTCGAAAGAAGTTCATCGTCGATTTTTTCCGCTATGTTGTCTGCATTGAGCCAATCGAGTATGTTCGGCATTGAAGATGACCTCTTTTTTTGGATTTCCGCAACGAATGTTATCAGGAAAATATGGAAGCGTCAAACAACACTCATGCAAGGGGGCTATATCATGAGAGAAAACAGGATGCAACAGGAATACCTCGCCAAGCTGCTAATCGAGCATGAAAAGAGAATAAGATATAACAAGCTGAAACAATACTACCCCGACAACGGAAACCTTTCGAGGGACAAGTATCCGAAGCACATCGAATTCTTCCGTTCCGGTCGCGAATACAGAGAACGTCTGGCACTGTGCGCCAACCGGGTCGGGAAAACCGAAGGCATGGGCGGGGTCGAAATGGTCTATCACCTGCTCGGCGAATACCCCGATTGGTGGCCCGGAAGAAAATTCGACCGACCGATAGCGGCGGTCGCCGCAGGCGATACCGGACAAACCGTCCGGGACACCCTCCAGATAAAACTCCTCGGCACCCCGAGCGACATCGGAACCGGCCTCATCCCCAAGGACGCCATAGCGAAGACGAGACCCAAGGCCGGAAGCGTAGCGGACGCCGTGGAGTCCGTCGAAGTCGTGTGGCGCGGAGACAAGCGCAAAAGATCCAGACTCATCCTCAAATCCTACGATCAAAAGCGCAAGGCATTCCAAGGAACCGAAGTCGATGTCGCATGGATGGACGAGGAGCCCCCCATCGAAGTCTATACCGAAGCCGTAATGCGTACCATGACGACGAACGGGATCGTCATGTCCACGTTCACCCCACTCCTCGGCATGTCCGAAGTAGTGCGAATGTTCCTCCCCGAAGGAAGACTCGCGGCGGGTCCCGTTTCCAATTCCCGATACGTCGTCATGGCGTCCTGGGACGACGCACCCCACCTCTCCGAAGAAACGAGAAAGGAACTGTGGGAGTCCATTCCCCCGTACCAGCGCGAAGCCCGATCCCAAGGCATCCCCCAACTCGGCTCCGGAGCCGTCTATCCCATATCCGAAGAGTCCTACATCGAGGACAACTTCGAAATCCCCGCATGGTGGCCCCAATGCTACGGGCTCGACGTAGGATGGAACTCGACCGCCGCGGTTTGGGCGGCCATCGACCCAGCTACCGATACCATCCACATTCACAGCGAATACAAGAGAGGAATGGCCGAGCCCGCCATCCACGCAGCCGCCATCAACGCAAGAGGAACATGGATACCGGGAGCCATCGACCCGGCATCCATGGGATCGTCGCAAGCGGACGGGAAAAAACTCATCAACTGCTACGCCGAGCAGGGCCTCAACGTCCACCCCGCCGACAACTCCGTCGA